TAGTCATTTTCATAAACGGCGGGAATCTAGGAATCCAAATGGGCGTGCGAGGCAGGCTATCAGCGAACGAGTTGAGCGTAGTTGATTCGTCGGGCGGGCAGATCACGGTCGAAAATCGACCCGAACCGCCGTGTGAGCTGACGCCAGAACAGGCCGACGAATGGCGCGCTGTGGTGGCTAGTCTCCCGGCTGATTGGTTTCGCCGCGAGACGCACGCGATGCTTTCGAACTATTGCCGTCACGCAGTGGCTTCACGACGTATCGCCCAGCTTATTTCCGATCTCGAATCTAGCGGTGATTTTGAAATCGGAAACTACGACCAGTTGTTGCGGATGTTGCAGCGCGAGAGCGGTGCAATGTCTAGCCTTGCGACACGGATGAGGATGTCGCAGCAATCGAGTTACGATGAAAAGCGAAAAAAGAAAGCCGTCACGAAAAAGCCCTGGGCTTAGTCGTGCTGAAAGAAATATCCGATGGATCGAGACGCATTGCAAGATACCCGAAGGCAAGCTTGTCAGTCGGCCGGTAAAACTGACGGCGGAACAAAAGAAATGGATGCGCGAGATTTACGATTCACCGACGCGGCTGTTTATTCTGTCGATGGGTCGCAAGAACGCGAAGACAACGTTCAGCGCTTTCCTTTTGCTGCTTCACCTTTGCGGTCCAGAACATAAATTGAATTCTCAGTTGTACAGCGCCGCGCAATCGCGCGAACAGGCGTCGATCCTGTTTGGACTTGCCGCGAAGATGGTGCGAATGTCTCCGGACTTGAACCCGGTGGTGATCGTCCGTGATACCGCAAAGCAGTTGGCCTGCCCGGAACTAGGAACGCTGTACCGCGCATTGTCTGCGGATGCGTCGACGGCTTACGGGTTATCGCCTGCGTTTGTTGTGCATGACGAGCTTGGGCAGGTTAAGGGTCCGCGTTCTGAACTTTACGACGCTCTTGAAACCGCGGCAGGCGCGCAAGAAGACCCGATATCGATCGTGATCAGCACGCAGGCTCCAACGGATGCGGACTTGTTGTCGATGTTGATCGATGACGCGAAGACGCTTGCGGATCCAAGAACGAAGCTTGTGCTGTATACGTCCGATCCGGTTTCCGATCCGTTTGATGAATCGACGATCCGGCAGGCGAATCCGCATTATGACGTGTTCATGAACCGCGTCGAGGTTAAGCGACAGGCGGAAGAAGCGCGGCGCATGCCAGCGCGTGAGTCAAGTTTTCGCAACCTTGTGCTGAATCAGCGCGTATCACAGCACTCGCCGTTTATTCCGCGCGCGGTATGGGAAGCGTGCTCCGGCGAGCCGGACGATATGGCGTTCTTTGATTCACCGGTGTGGATCGGGCTTGACCTTTCTGCGAGAAACGACCTTACGGCGCTGGCTATTGTCGCTCGCGGCGAGGACAACGTATGGAATATGCGCATGGAGTTCTTCGCGCCGCTGATCGGTCTAGGAGATCGTGCGCACAGAGACCGGGCCCCTTATGACGTATGGGCGAGCAATGGGATTCTAACCGCAACGCCAGGCGCATCGGTTGATTATTCAATCGTTGCGGAGCGACTTGTTTCGCTTTGCGATGACTACCAGGTTGATGGAATAGCCTTCGATCGATGGAGGATTGATGTCCTTAAAGCCGAATTAGCCCGCCTTGGCGCAGAACTTCCCTTGATTGAGTTCGGCCAGGGGTTTAAGGACATGAGCCCGGCGCTTGATGCGCTTGAGTCCGAGTTGCTGAACGGTCGCTTGCGGCACGGGAACAACCCGATCTTGACATGGTGCGCCGCTAACGCAATCGTCGTCCGCGATCCTGCGCATAACCGAAAGCTGGACAAATCAAAATCAACTGGACGAATTGACGGAATGGTTGCCCTTGCAATGGCAATCGGACGCGCATCGACGCCTAACGACAACGAGCATTACGTCACTGGACGCCTAATCACGCTATGAGCCTATTGTCGTTTTGGAAAAAGACCGAAGCAAAGGACGCGAGTATAGAAACCGTTCTGCGTATGCTGGTCGCCGCACAAGGCGGTGTCGGTGCGGTCACGCCTGACAACTGCATGCGGTCACCTACAGTACATGCTCTTGTTACTGCGATCTCTCGTCGCGGTGCATCGACACCGGTGCATGTTTATGAAACGTCGACGAAGAAGGGACGCGAGGTTAAGGAAAAGCTACCGAATCACCCGGTAGCCGTCTTGTTGAGGCAGCCGAACGAATGGCAAAGCCGATATGACTACTTTCAAGACGCGTTTAGCACGTTGGTTCGTCACGGTCGATATATTGCAAAGATCGGGCGCGGAACGACCGGGCCGATTCGTAAGCTGTACCCTGTAAACCCGTCGCAAGTAGAGATCAAGCAAGACGAGTCATCGTTAGCGATATCGTTCAAATATCACAACCAGGAATGGCCTTTTTCATCCGTTCATTACGCGCGCGGTCCTGCGCGAGATTTTGTTAGGGGTGATTCACCTGTCAATGACGTGCAGATGAATATCGCTCTTGAGATTGCCGCTACATCGTTCGGCGCGTCGTTCTTTGAGAATGGTGCTGTCCCTTTGCTGATCTTGAAATATATGCAGGGCTCCAAAGGATTTAAAACGCCTGAAGCAGAAAAGGAATTCGTCGATTCGTTTCAGGCTTCGTTTTCTGGAAACAAGCGGCACCGCGCTTTTTTGGTTCCGCCTGGAATCGATGTTGGCGATCCGATCAAGATCGAGAATGACAAGGCACAGTTTTTACAGACGCGCCAACATGAGCGCACGGTGATCGCCGGGGCGTGGGGCGTTCCTCCGCAGTTCGTCGGAGACTTGAGCAGCGGGAAGTACAACAACGTTGAGCAACAATCCGAAGATTTCACTTTAAATGTCGTCATGCCGTACACGATGACGTTCGAATCCGCGATGGAACGCGATCTATTGACCCCTGAAGAAAGAGAGTCAGGGATAAGGATCAGATTCAACCTCGACGCCGAGTTGCGCGCCGCGTTTATTGATCGACAGAACGGATTGCAAATCCAGCTCGAACACGGAGTCATCACGCCTAATGAGTGGCGTGAAATGGAAGGCAGACCGCCGCGTGAAGACGCGGACGGAGATCGTTACTACCAGTCAGTGCAAACCCAGAACGGAGCCGAAAACAATGAGCCAACGACGCCTAACAACGACGCTTGAGATAAAAGCGCTGTCAAATATGCAGTTTGAGGGGCATGGGTCGGTGTTTGGCAACGTCGATTGGGGTAACGATGCGGTCATGCCCGGAGCCTTCAAGAGGACGCTCGCGGAGCACAATTCAGAAGGCACGCTGCCCGCAATGTTTTGGATGCACGACCCATCGCGCGTTGCTGGCAAGTGGCTAAGCATGACAGAAGACGATACCGGCCTGCTGACGAAAGGCGAGCTTGCGCCTACCGACTTGGGCAAAGAGATAAACGTTTTGCTCAAAATGGATGCTGTTAAGGGCCTTTCCATCGGCTATATACCCACATTGGTCGACTACACGAACGACGGCGTGCGCTTGATCAAAGAGGTCGACCTGATCGAGGTGTCCATTGTTTCCATCCCGATGAATCCGAAAGCACAGATCGCCCACGTCAAGTCTCGGCTGTCCGCGCGTGGCGAGTACGTGCCGACTGAAAACGAACTTGCAGAATTGAAGCGCGACACGGAACGGTTCCTTCGTGGCCGTGGATTGAGCAAAAAGGTATCAACGCAGTACGCATTGACGATTTTTGATGAATTATTTGATCCCGGCGTGACGCTGGAATCAAAAAACGATCCGAGCGCGACGCCCGCGATCAACCCCGAAGAATCTAGCGCGACGCCGGATGAAATCGAGGCAATTGCAGGACTAACCGATTTTCGCGAAAAGCAAACTTCCTACGAATTGGAAAAACGCTTGAAGCGATTCTTCGGGTAAAGAGCGCCGAAAGGCAACGAAACCACGAGGCCCGAATGGGCCTTTTTTATTGGAGTTAAGAAAATGGCAAATGCAATTTTGGAAAAGATCGATGAGTTCGGTTCTGCCGTTGAAGCGATGCGCAAAGCGAACGACGAAAGCATCGAGCAACTCAAGAAAGGCAACGATTCGCGCGCAAAAGAACTGGAAATCCAGTCTGACCGCGCGAACAAGAAGATCGACGAAGCGCTGAAGGTCATCAACCAACTGTCACAAGAAAACGAAGCGAATAAAGTTCGCGTCGAACTCTTGGAAGCGTTGGCCGATCGTCCGAAGGGCACGCCCGCTGAACAGACCGAACACAAGCACGCGCAGGCGTGGGTGAAGTTTATGCGCGGCGGAATGAACAACCCATCGATGGAGTCTGAGGTTAAGTCGCTCTATCGTCAGCTTGTTGAGTCGAAAGTCGACAGCGTACTGTCTGGAACCGCTTTGCAGGGCGGAAACGCTGTCCCGAAAATCATCGCTACCGCGATCGAGAAGCTTGAGCTCGCGCAATCCGAAATCCTACAACAGGTCAACGTCGTGACTGTCGGGACAACGGATTACAACGAACTTGTCAATATTGCCGGAACGAACGGCGGGTGGTCGTCTGAAACTGGCACACGAAGCCAGAGCAACGCGCCTAACACGCGCAAGGTTACGATCACGCACGGCGAGCTTTATGCTTTCCCGCGCGCGTCGAATTGGTCTCTGGATGACCTGATGTTCAACGTCGAAGCATGGTTGACGCAAGATGTCGCGGATACCACGTCTGTGACAATCTCCACGGCGATTCATTCTGGCAACGGTTCATCCCGTCCCACCGGAATGTTCAACACCGCTCCGACGAACGCCGACGACTATGCATCACCGCTGCGTGCCGCTGCCGTTTTCGAATACATCGCGACTGGTTCTTCGCCCGTCACCACGGCACCGACGTTTGACGATATCATCGACGTGCAAACCGCACTGCGTCGCCTGTATCAGCCGAACGCCAAGTGGACGATGAACTCGACCACGATGGGGCAGTTGCGCAAGCTGAAGGACGCCAACAATCAATATTTGTGGCAGCCTTCGACGCAAGCGGGGACACCAGACCTTTTGCTGGGTAAGCCGGTGTTCATCTGGGAGGATATGGCGAATTATGGCGCCAATGCTCTACCGATTGCGTACGGTGATTTCCGCCGCGCCTACTCGTTCGCGAAGATCGGCGGTATGTCGATGATCCGGGATAACGTGACGGTGCCAGGTTTCACCAATTTCCTGGTTGCGCAACGGCTTGGTGGAATTCCTAGAAATAATGACGCGGTCAAGGTTCTAAAGATGGTAGCGAGCTGATCAGTTGATCTAAGCGAGGGGCTGGAAACGGCCCCTCTTTTTTCATCGAAAACGGAGTAATTCAATGTCACTGATCTACAGTCTTGACGAATTCAAGGCGAAGCTGAAAAAGTGCAACGACTCGGTTGAGATGAGATTCGCTTACGCCGCAGTTTCGAACCAGCTTTTGACGTTCAAGAAAGAGGCTGAAAATTTGCGTCGCGACCTTGAAGAAAAGCAGATGATTCGCCGCATGGATCAAATTAATTTAGCGGCCGGATCTAATGCCGATCCTTCTCAGTCCGACGAGATGAGCAAGCAAATTCAGTCGATTCGATGCAAGATCGAAGAAATGGAAGGCCGTATTTCGTCTGTCAACCTAGAAGAATACAAAGCCGCGATGATGGATCGCGCGCGCGAAGTGGCCGGGAATAAATGTTAGACAAATATCAAAACAAGGTACGCTCTGGATACTCAAACAAGCTGGTACGTCATAGCGTCGGGTCCGTCGCTGACGATCGAAGACGTGAACATGATCAAGGGCCGGAAGGTCATTGCGATCAACGACAACTACCTGATAGCGCCGTGGGCCGATATTTTGTACGCGTGCGACGGGCACTGGTGGGATTGGCACGCGGAAAGGCAAGAACTGAAGGCGTTCAAGGGCCGAAAGATAACCCAGGATAAAGAAGCGGCAGAACGTTACGGGCTTGAGTACATCGAGAGTCGTGATGCTTCTGGTTTATCGCGCGATCCTGGCTACATTCACAAGGGTTCGAATTCTGGAATACAGGCGATCAATTTAGCGTACCACTTAGGAGCGCGAAGAATTGTCTTGCTCGGGTATGATATGCAAGCCACTGGCGATAAGTCGCATTGGTTTGGTGATCATCCTAACGGTTTTCGTTCTTACTACCATCGTTGGATTCCGCTGTATCAGCGCGTTGCTGAAGATGCCGGTTCGATGGGGCTTGAAATTATCAACGCGACAAGGGAGACGGCGTTGACGTGCTTTGTAAGAAAAAAATTGAAGCAGGTGCTTGACGAGCTATAGACCGTTGGGCTAGTCTCTATCTCGAAGTCGCGGCAATCAGTCGCGGCAATGGAGATAAAGTCATGGCCAAGCAATCATCAGTCGTTGTTTCAATCACCCCTCCGAATTTCAAAGCTATTTCGTTGCGCGTTGTTGGTAGTGCGCCGCTGTTAATGCACAAATTTTCCGAGAAGATGCGCAAGCAAATCGAGGAAAAGCAGACGAAGAAAGACCAGACCACGAAGAAGCGAGAGCCGAAAGATTACGCGGCAGAATTCAATGCGGCTCGGTACGTGAGCAAAGCCGGATGGGATGGCATTCCCTGCGCGATGTTTCGCGGCGCGATGATCGCGGCATGTCGAACCATTACCGGCTTACCGATGACGAAAGCCAAAGGGGCTTTCACGGTCAAGTCGCACGGGTTCGAAGTCACTGACGGCACGCCGCTGGTTAAGATCAACGGCAAAGCGAAACACGATACGCGCCCAGTGCGTCTTGAATCCGGCGTTGCCGATATGCGCAACCGTCCGCGCTATGATGATTGGTCGGCAGACCTGACCATCGAGTACGACGCCGACATGATGAGCGCGACTGATATCGCGAATTTGTTGGCGCGCGCTGGCGCACAGGTAGGAATTGCCGAGCTTCGCCCGCAAGGCGCGAACAGTTTCGGCGGTGATTGCGGAACGTTCACGGTTGAGACCGCGAAACGCGGTAAGAAGGCCGCATGAAACACGCCGCGCTAGTATGTAATTTTGATGGCTTAGTTGACCGACTGAAAGCATACAGTTGGGATGGACGCATGCCATTAAATATAAAATCCATCACGCTGCGGGTTGTAGGAACGAAGCCGCTTTTAATGAGAAGGTATTCTCACAAGCTCATAACTCCGATTAAGAAATCGTCAGAGGTGAGTCCATGAAGCAGTACAAATATTCATGGTCAAAACCTTACGGCGTAAAGGCGCAAGTCGTTGGAGAAATTATCCAGCGACTTCCAACGCGATCGGCGGATGAACTTCTCGAATCGGCGCGCGATGAGTCGTCACCCATTCATAACGAATTTGATTGGGATGACACGAGCGCTGCGACTAAGTATCGACTAACTCAAGCGCGGACGATGATCGCGTGCTTGCGCGTCGAGGTGGTATCGGTGAACAAAAAACAGAGCATCGTTAAGGCGTTCATCCGTACCGCAGATCGCAGTGAGCTTTATGTTCCGATGCTCGAAGCCGATGAAGACGCATTGACCGCTGAAGACGAGAAATGTTTAGCGCAGATGCGGGCCTTCAAGGAACGGTGGAAAGGCGCTCAGATTGCGCGCGACGTAATCAGGGCGATTTCCGAAACCGATAGAAGCGTGAAGCGAAAAAAGAAGGCCGCGTGACAAACGTAGAACTAAAAGCGTTACGGAAAAAACTTGGGCTGTCTCTCGCGGAAGCGGCAGCCCAAGTTCATATCACCGTGCGCTCGTGGTCGCGGTACGAGTCAGGCGAACGCAGAATACCTGAAGGCGTTGTTCATTTGTTCTGCATTCAGAACAAGGTTAATTACCGGAAGAAATAGGGCAGGTGAGGTGAGGTGGGGTCGGGTGTGGTTTGGTCTGGTCAGGTAGGGTAAGGCAGGTCTGGTGTGGTAGGGTCGGGTAAGGCGATGTATGGTGGGGCTCGGTGGGGTTGGGTTCGGTAAGGCAGGTATGGTTAGGTAAGGTGAGGTGCGGATTGGTCCGGTTCGGCAGGTGAGGTGGGGTCTGGTATGGTGTGGTGAGGCAAGGCGCGGTCTGGCAGGTATGTTTAGGTGAGGTGGGGTCTGGTATGGTTGGGTGCGATGTGGTGAGGCAGGTGCGGTGAGGTGCGGTACGGTGCGGCATGGTTGGGTGAGGTGGGTTAAGATGGGGTTCGGTAAGGCAGGAAATTGATTCAATAGAAAAGGCTCGCAACTGCGGGCCTTTTTTATTTGCTCAGGTGAAAAATGAAAACAGCTATTATTCTTGGCACAGGACCATCCCTAACGCCTGAAGTCCTGTCCGCCGCGCGCGAAGGTCAACAACGCGGCTTATGGCAGGTCTTCGGAATGAATCACGTCTGGCGCGATTTCCCAACGCTGGACGGGTTCATCGCGTGCAACCCGGAGTACTACGAAACGCAATGGGAGCGCGGATTGAAAGAACTCCGTTGTGACAAATGGTCGTGGGACAAGAAGACGGCTGATCGATACAGCCTGAAATTCATTGCGGGCAAATGGGCGGATGGATTTAGCCGTGATCCGAATTTCATTCACTACGGGCACAGCTCTGGATTTCAGCTCCCACAGATTGCTTATCATCTTGGGTATCGCCGCCTGTTGCTGTGTGGCTACGATATGAAGTACGCGCCTAACTACGACGGCAAGAACCATCGCATCGGTTCGTCGCCGCGACACTATTTCGGTGAGTACAAAGAGCCGCAGTTGAATCACTGGCCATCGGTAAAAGTTAAAGACGGTGTACATATCGAGCTGATCGAACAGTTTGAGAAAGTGAAGCGCATCAACACCGACGTTGAGATCCTCAATTGTTCAATCGGGTCTGCGATGACGTGTTTTCCAATCGTGCCACTGACGGAAATCTTGAATGGGCGACATAATTTACGATCGAGCGAAGTTCAGCCGGGGCTGGGTCGGCGGTCTGCCAGAAACACCCTGCGGCTCGGGATCAAGAATCGAAGCGACAAAACAGCAGCGGCAGTGGATACCGACGCTGATCGACAAGTACAGCATTAAGACAATTTCAGATATCGGTGCGGGTGATTTGAACTGGATCAAGCTGATGGATTTACGCGGTGCGTCGTACCGTCCTTTTGATCTTGTGCCGCGCGATCCGTCGATTGAAGCGTTCGATGCTGTCGAACAGGTCCCGGAACGTGCGGACATGATCATGTGTTTGTGGGTGTTGAACCATTTACCATTTGACGCGTGCAGGCAGGCGCTGAAGAACATCGTGGCCAGTGGTTCGAAGTACCTGTTGATGACTCACCGGCCGATCTGGCTGAAAGAGCAGCCGCCAGAAATTGACATGCCGTTTATCGAGGAAATCGTATTGAACGCGAAGGGCGACCGGATTAGGTTCATTGAGTTACGCGTATGACGTGCATTGTCGGAATAGAAAGCGGCGGATTGGTTTACTTAGGAGCCGACAGCGCTGCGTCGAACACCTACGCTGAGCTACAGGTAGCTGATCCTAAAGTTTTCAAAAACCAAGAATTCGTTATTGGCTACACGACATCATTTAGATTCGGACAGTTATTGCAGTACGCGTTCAAGCCGCCTAAGCGCGACGAGTCAAAGACTGATATTGAATACCTTGTAACTGATTTCATAAATTCTTTGCGAACTTGCCTTAAAGACGCAGGGTACGCAAGCAAGGATCACGAAGTTGAAAAAGGTGGTGATTGTCTGATCGGATATAGGGGACGACTCTATACAGTTGAGAGCGATTACCAAGTGCGTAGAGATATGAATGGTATCGGTGCTGTCGGTATTGGCGCTCTTGCCGCGCTCGGTGCATTATCTGTTTTGAAAAAAACAAAGTCTCCTCCGATCAAAATACTTGAACAAGCGTTGGTCGCTTCTGAGTCTGTGACGGCTATGGTCAGAGGGCCGTTTAAATTCATCAATACCGAAAAACGAAGCCTAAAACCGTGCAAGAACTAACCGTCTGGTGTGTATGCGTCGGAGAAAAGTACGATTCCGCCTACGTGTACGCGCTCAAAGAGGCCGTGGATAAGAATCTTGTCCTGCCACATGAGTTCAAATGCATTACGACGCGTAAGCTTCCAGGCATTAACACGGTGACGCCAAGCATCCCTTATCAGGGCTGGTGGTCAAAAATTGGTTTGTTTTATCCTGGTGTCGCGACTGGCCCGAGCATTTATTTTGATCTCGACGTCGTCATCACCGGGAGCCTTGATTACCTTGCGGAATACACGCAGCACGAATTCGCGGCGCCCGCGAATTGGGCTCGGTCGGGTTACGGCGGCATCCAATCCTCCGTCATGGCCTGGCGCGGTAACTGGACGGCGCCTTACGAATACATCAAGCCGCAATGGCCTGATGTTGTGAATCGTCTTTGGGGAGATCAGGAATTGCTGTGGGAACTGTTAGGCGACAAGTGGGTCAGAATCCCGCATGTGTACTCCTACAAATATCACTGCTGCCAAGGCGACAAGCGTCCAGACGATATGTCCGTGTGCGTCTTCCATGGCGACCCTAAACCAATTGATGTGTACGACGAATGGTTGTTGCCATCCACGTCAATATTACGCAGCCACATCAAGTAGAGCACGGCCAGTGGTTGCGGCGCGGGTTTGAGCGCCTCGGCATCAAAGCAGAAGTAACGAATAGCCCGACGACGCCAGCAGATATCCACGTTGTCAGCGGCCCGCATTTCGCAAAGCAAAATTTTCTAAACCATCCGCGAACGATCCTGTTAGATCGCGCGTACTACCACGAGGAAAAAACCGGGGCATGGAAAAGCATGGACTGGGTTTCGCTCGGATGGATGCGTCCCGATGGCGGACGTGATTTCAAAACCGGAACAGGACGACTCAAACCTGCTGTTAGAGATCGATCTTCTACGACAGGAACTATTTTTCTTGCGGACTATTGTGGGCCAGTTGAGCTTGCAGACCATGTACGTCATCACCCATCACAAGCTGCTAGTTCAGAACCTCTTAGAGACGCGCTGCGACGATACGCAACAGCGATCGGATACCAGACGACTGCATTAGTCACGGCAGCGCTAGAAGGGTTGGAAATAATCTGTCGCGACAACCGAAACATCATGGCCGATCCGAATTGGCTAGAACTCCTGCCGTACGCGGATTGGCATTTCTCAGAAATCGAATCGGGCGAAGCCTTGGAGCACATCCTTGATACTCAGCATTGTTAACGAACCAGAAATCGAGCCTGTATCGTTGATCACGGCTAAATCGCATTTGCGCGTGTCATCGACGGATGACGACGCCTATATCTATGCGCTGATCAACGCCGCTAGAAAATACGCAGAATCTTTTCTAGGCCGTGCGTTGATTACGCAGACCTGGGACCAGTGGCTTGACGAGTTCCCGGTATCGACTGATGCAGTTGAAATCGCTAAGGCGCCACTTCAATCGGTTTCTGCGATCACCTACGTCGACTCAGCCGGTGCGTCGCAAACGCTATCAAGCAGTGTCTACACTGTCGATGCGGACTCCGAGCCAGGGCTCGTGTATCTTGCTCCAAGCCAGTCGTGGCCAAGCACTCGCGAACAACGCAAGGCTGTAAAAATTAGATTTGTCGCTGGCTATGGCTCCAGCGAGGCGTCAGTTCCGATGCCAATCATCCAGGCAATGATGATTCTAATGGCTCACTACTACGAGACTCGGGAGCCTGTAGTCACCGGGACAATCGTTACGCAA